AGCTGAAGTAGACTTAGGTAATGGGACAAACTATAACCCAGCTGAAGCATTAAATATGTATTTCCAAACTGGTAGTATAGTTGGTAGATCACTTACTCAAGATGGAGATCCCAACAGAGGTAAAGTACCTATACAAGAACTACAGACGTCAGCCTCTGGAGCTAAACTACAATCCCTAATACAAACGTATCAGTATTACTTACAAATGATAAGAGATGTCACGGGATTAAATGAGGCTCGTGACGGTAGTATGCCTGATAAAGACGCGTTAGTTGGTTTAGCTAAAATGGCAGCTAACCAATCTAACATAGCTACAAAACATATAAACAACGCTAGTTTATATATAGCTTTACGTATATGTGAAAACATATCACTAAAAATAACTGATGTATTAAACTTTCCTTTAACTGCTAATAGCTTAATTGAAAGTATATCTCTTTATAATGTAGAAACATTAAGAGAAGTACAGTATCTAAACTTACATGACTTTGGTATATTTTTAGAACTAGAGCCAGACACAGAAGAAAAAGCTCAATTAGAACAAAACATACAGATCGCATTACAATCTGGTGGCATTGATTTAGAAGATGCTATTGATGTTAGACAAATAAAAAATCTAAAGTTAGCTAATCAACTCTTAAAACAAAAAAGAAAAAAGAAATACAAGAGAGATCAAGCAGCGGCTCAAGCAAATATACAAATGCAGGCTCAAGCAAATGCTAAAACAAATGAGCAAGCTGCGTTAGCTGAGGTTCAAAAACAACAAGCATTGACTGAGCAACACGTTAATTTAGAAAATGCAAAATCTCAGTTTGAAATACAAAGGATGCAAGTAGAGCTAGAAGGTAAAAAGCATTTGATGGCTCAGCAATTCGAATACGATAGGCAATTAGCTGAGATTGAAGCTCAAACTAAAACTTTAAAAGAACAAGAAATAGAAGATCGTAAAGATAAAAGAATAAAGATGGAAGGTTCTCAACAAAGTCAATTAATAGATCAAAGACAAAATGATCTACTTCCTATCGACTTTCAACAATCACAAGTTGGTGAAGGATTTTAAATTTTAACAATTAATTATATTATATCATGTCAGAAACAAAAACAAATGAACCTGTTAAACAGGAAGGTGAGTTTAAATTAAAAAAGAAAACACCTAAAAAATTAGGGATTACCAATAATGATCCCGTTAAAGTAGATTTAACTAAACCAGAAGCAACAGGGGAAGTAGTTCCTGATGTTGTTAAGGTTGATATACCTAAAGACGATGCCATTCAAATCGGAGAAACAGAGAAAGTGGATGTGGGCGAACAAGCCGGAGATAGCACTAAAGTGGACAAACAAGTACAAGAGTCCACTGAAGATGCTCAAGAGTCTTCACCAATCCAAGAAATAATAGAAGAAGATAAAGATAAAGTAAAAGAGATTAAAAAAGAGATTGTTGAAGCTAAACAAGAGCAACAAATTCTTAATAAACCTTTACCTGAAAACATCGAAAAATTAATTGACTTCATGGAATCTACTGGTGGTACAGTAGAAGATTATGTAGCATTAAATAAAGATTACTCATCTCTTGATAGTGCACAGCTATTAAGTGAGTATTATAAAAAAACAAAACCACATTTAGATCAAGAAGAAATAAATTTTCTAATGGAAGATGCTTTTAACTTTGACGAAGATGTGGACGAAGCAAGAGAGATTCGTAAGAAAAAACTTGCATATAAAGAAGAAGTTGCAAAAGCTAAAAGCTATTTAGAAAGTTCAAAAAGTAAATATTACGAGGAAATCAAGTTGAAACCAAGTGCCACTGGAGAACAAAAAGAAGCTTTAAACTTTTACAACAACTATAAGCAACAACAAGAGCTTGCAACTAAATTACATGGTGATTTTAGAGACAATACTAAAAAATTATTTTCTTCAGACTTCAAAGGTTTTGATTTTAACGTAGGAGATAAAAAATTTAGATATGGAGTAAAAGACCCTGTTAAGGTTGGTGAAACTCAATCTGATGTACAAAACTTTGTTAGTAGATTTTCTAATGATGAAGGTCAAATTGTAGATCAAAAAGGGTATCATAAAGCAATGTATGCTGCGATGAACGCTGATAAACTAGCTCATCATTTTTATGAACAAGGGAAAGCTGATGGCATTAAAAATGTTATTAGTAGCTCTAAAAATCCTTCAAAAGACGGACCGAGGCAAGTTGCTGATGGAAATGTTTTTATAAACGGGTTAAAAGTAAAATCAATTAGTGGTTTAGATTCATCAAAATTAAAAATCAAAACAAAAAAATTTAACTAATTAAAATTACAAATTATGGCTTTAACTCCTCAATTTGGTTCGATAGTACCATCGCAAGCTCAACAAACTCTTGCGAGTAATTATCTACAATTTGACAATGGCACGAACGATTTCGCACAACAATACTTACCTGAGCTTTATGAGCAAGAGGTAGAAAGATATGGTAACAGAACGTTATCAGGATTTTTACGTATGGTTGGAGCAGAAATGCCGATGACATCTGATCAAGTTATTTGGTCTGAACAAAACAGACTACACATTTCATACGATAACTGTACAGTTGCTGGTGCTGCCGGTGCTGCTGCAACTATCACAATCCCTGTTACAGCTGCTAACGCTGCTGTACCAGTACTAAACGTTATTTCTCCACTATCAACTATTGTTGTAATGGATGACTTTGGAAACGAAGTAAAATGTTTAGTTACTTCTTCTGACACACGCGCTGCCGGTGGTGGTGGTAACCCAGGAAGATTAATAGTTGAACCTTACCAAGGTGCTAACCTTGCTGCTAGCGGTATTGCTAACGGTAATCCAGTTAAGATCTTTGTATATGGTTCTGACTTTCAAAAAGGAAGTAGTACGTTAAATGCTCCTCAAGGCGCTAACGTTGGAGCTTCAGCTGCTAACCCTATGGTTACTGTTGATCCTGCATTTACTACTTTTTCTAACTCTCCAATAATCTTAAGAAGCCAATACACAATCAATGGTTCTGACACTGCTCAGATCGGTTGGGTAGAAGTTTCTACTGAAGATGGAACTGGAGGTTATTTATGGTATCTAAAAGCTGAGTCTGAAACAAGACTAAGATTTGAAGATTACTTAGAAATGGCAATGGTTGAAGGTGAACTTAACGCAGGCGCTGCTGGTGTACCAGCTGCTAATCCTGGAACTGAAGGTTTATTTGCTGCTATTCAAAATGGCGGTAACGTTGAAGTAGGTTTCACTGCTGCTGCTGGTTTAGATTCATTTGATGACATTCTTAAAAACCTTGACACTCAAGGAGCTATTGAAGAAAACATGTTATTCTTAAACAGAGCCACTGCTCTTGATTTTGATGATATGTTAGCTGGTATCTCTGGAGGTTTTGCAGGTGGTGTAGCTTTCGGTTTATTCGAAAACTCTGAAGAAATGGCATTAAACTTAGGATTCTCTGGATTTAGAAGAGGTTCTTATGATTTCTATAAAACAGATTGGAAATACTTAAACGACGCTTCAACGCGTGGTGCAATGACTGGTCCTGCTTCTATCGAAGGAGTATTAGTTCCTGCAGGTACTTCTACTGTTTATGACCAAATCTTAGGTACAAACATTAGACGTCCTTTCTTACATGTAAGATATAGAGCTTCTCAAGCTGATGACAGAAGAATGAAATCATGGTTAACTGGTTCAGTTGGTGGTGCATTCACATCTTCATTAGATGCAATGGAGGTAAACTTCTTATCTGAAAGATGTTTAGTAACTCAAGCTAGAAACAACTTTGTATTATTCAAAGGGATCTAATTGATTCAACAAATGTAATTCTTACCCTCGTTGTATTAACGGGGGTAATTATTACCCTTATTAAAATTATTTAATTATATTATATTATGAAAAAAACTAAAGAATTACCTAGTCATGAAAAAGGCTGGGAAATAAAGGATAGACATTATTATTTAACGGGTAACAAAAGTCCGTTGACATTAACTATACCTAGTAAGCATACAAAAAAACACGCTTTATTATTTTACGACGAGCAAAAAGGAATGCAAAGAGAGCTGCGTTACGCAACGAACCAATCCTCTGTTTTCGTAGATGAACAATTAGGTGAAGCCACTATGGGTCACATAACTTTTAAAGATGGTGTTTTAACTGTTAAAAAAAATCAACAGAACTTACAAAAAATGTTATCACTATATCACCCTTTATTAAATGGTATATATAGAGAACACGATAAAGTTGAAGTTGCAATAGATGAGTTAGCTAATATTGAGTTAGAAATAGATGCTTTAAACTCAGCTAAACAAATGGATATAGAACATCAAGAAGCTATATTAAGAGTAGAACTTGGTAGTCAAGTAAGTAAAATGAACTCAAAAGAAATTAAAAGAGATTTACTTCTATTTGCTAAACAAAACCCAAGCACTTTCTTAGCTTTAGCTAACGATGAAAATGTTCAACTTAGAAATTTTGCTATTAAAGCAACTGAAGTAAACATAATTAAATTATCTGCAGATCAAAGAACTTTCACATGGGGTTCCAACGGTAAAAAATTAATGACCGTTCCTTTTGACGAAAATCCATATTCAGCTTTTGCTGCATATTTAAAGACTGATGAAGGTGTAGAGATATATAAATCTATAGATAAAAAAATAAATTAACAAGTGATTATAATAATAGGTGATCACTTGTGTGGTCACCTAATATTAATACAATAATAACTTATGGCAATTAACGTAAATACAGTATATACAACTGTCTTGTCTATTTTAAATAAAGAACAAAGAGGATACATAACGCCTGATGAGTTTAATAAATTAGCTACACAAGTACAGTTAGAAATATTCGAAAACTATTTTGAGGATTATAATCAACTATTAAGAATACCACAGACTGACACAGAATACGTTAATAGACAAAGAAATTATAATACAGCAATATCCATATTTAAACAATTTGGTACAACAACAAGTGTTCCTGTAGGATTAGTAAGATCACTAAGTATAACTAATGCTGGATCTGGCTATTCAGGAGCAACAAATAGAGCTACCACAGATGTGGGTGCTGGTAGTGGTTTAACTGTTGATATTGAAACTGTAGTTCCAGGATTTTCAGTTATAAATGCGGGTCAAAACTATACTAACGGTATAAACTTAGCGACAACAACAGGTGGTGGTGGAACTGGCTTAACAGTGAATATAAACAGTGTTGGGGTTTCAGGTAATATTACTGGTATAACAATAAACCAACCCGGTACAGGTTATGCTAATGGCAACGAAATATTAACTATAGTACAAGCTGGGCAAACAGGTACTCAATGTACTATAAAATTAAGCTCACCTAGTATTGGTGCTATACAAAACATAACAGCAAATAATGGTGGTAGTGGTTATAGCGTGGGAGATGTTATCGGTGTTACTGGTCCGGGAACATTAGCTACAGCTACAGTGACTTCTGTTAATACATCATTATACTTTCTTCCCCCGTCAAATACACATAGGATCGGTACTGTTATATTTAAAGATAAAGAAATACAAAGAGTTGATAGAAACGAACTTCTTTATTTAAACCTATCCCCAATAACAAAACCTTCCGAAACTTTCCCTATTTATACATATGAGCAGTCCACTATTGGAACTAGCGGTGATGACACAGGTCAACAACATATATACGTTTATCCTGAATCTATAACAACAGCTAGTGACGTGACCGTAAGTTATATAAGAAAACCTAATAATGTTGTGTGGGGCTTTACCACTGGAACTTTAGGTCAATACATTTATAATAAATCTTTGTCAACTCAATTTGAATTATCTAATATAGAACAAACAGAGGTTATATTAAGAATATTAGCTTATGCAGGTGTTGTTATTAGAGATCCTCAAGTAGTACAAATAGCATCTCAAGCAATTCAAGCAGAAGAAACAAACTCTAAATCATAATAAATCATGGCAGGTAGCGTAATCAAACCTCAACCGCAAGACGGACTTATACAGGAAACTGGTCAACAATACTTTCAAGGTACTCAACCTTTTAAAGGTACTAACACTGCTGGTCAAGTATTAAAAACCACATTTAACACTGATTTAATTTTTTATGATTCTACGCCTGGTACAGAAAACTATGCGTTAAATAATTTTAAGATATACACTAGTTCGAGTGCAATTCCAGGAAGTTGGACAGAAAAAACAACTAATTATACTGTTAATGGTAATGATATAACATTTACTACAGCAAGTTCTGACTACATAGTAGTACAATTAAAAATACTAGATGGTGGTAAGTATGGCAATACAGTTGATCAAAAAGCTTTTGGTCAAACAGTTGAAGATAACTATGGAGGTTATCAATATGTAAAATTGCAGGATATTGTAAATAATTTTATAGTAGCCTTTGTTGGTGAGGGAAAACTTATATTAGATGTAAAAAGAACTGATATTATTTTTCACGCAAAAAGAGCTATACAAGAATTTAGCTATGATACTTTAAAGAGTATCAAATCTTCTGAATTATCAATACCAAATAGTTTAACTTTAGTTTTACCACAGGATTATGTTAATTACGTTAAGCTTTCGTGGGTTGATCAACTAGGTGTTTTAAGACCTATATACCCAACAAATAACTTAACTACAAGTCCTTACAATACTCAAATACAAGACTCATCAGGTATACCTACACAAGATAATTATGGTAATGATGTTGAAGGAACTTCTCAAACACAAGAAAGGTGGCATAATAGTAATAT